AACTAACTTGTCTGCCTTGTCTTTGTCCTGTGTATGTAACATGCCTTGTAGCATAGTTTCATACATAAAGTTAGGACATTTAGTCCATTCTCTAAAGTAACAAGGTATCTTATGAGCAATACCCTTGTGATATATTTCGTGTGTCATTGTGCTGTCAACAGCAATCAATACATCTGGTAGAGGATTATCTCTATAGTAAGCATTACAGGCATATATCTTACCATACTTCTTTAATGTTGTCAAGTCAAAGTTCTTACGTGACTCACCATTACCTATAATAAATGCTCTTCTTTTCATAATCTTACCTGCCCTTGGCCATCTTTCATCAGCAGTAGGAAATCTATCTGCTTTATTTTGCCTTGATTGTTTTAATCCTATATCTAATATCTTTTGTTCTTCTATTGTTTGTTCTAAAAAATCTTTAGCCATAAAAATAATTCAATATACCCATAGAATATATTGCAAGTGATATAGCATTCAACACGATTAAGGACCTGTCATGCCATAGCATGCCTACAATTAACCAACCTATAAAACCTATGTTAGCAATAAACATGTTTAAAGGAAACAATTCTACTGCTGTAAACATCATAGCAATAATTAGTGTAACACTACTTGCCCACTTGATGTACCATGACAAGTCACCTCTAGGTGTTACCTTTTTGTAAACTCTGCTAGAGTTTAATTTAGCAATCTTATCATCTAGTTTTTCTTTTATAGGTTCTATTGTCATTTTCTTTTCTTTTTTGTTATGTGTTTATAGTCTAGGTATTGTGAGCACCATTCATAGAAACTATCATTATTAGCAGGCCAACATTGTGCAAATGTTTTATCTTTACGTTGTTGTCTATATTCTTCTCTTACTTCTTGCTCTGTCAATTTACGCTCTTCCATCTAACTCCTTCAAATTATTCTCTTTCCATTCTTTAGTTGTATCAGGATAGCCCCATTTATCTATTTCTTCTTGTGTTCTACTACAACCCATACAATAACCACTATCTGGATCAATTGTACATATGTTTATGCACGGTGAAGGTACATAGTCATCACTCATACAAATACCTCCTTCATAATAAACTTACATTTAGTAAGGTTAAACTTAATAAAAGGTGATAATTTCTTTATTTTAAACGATTTTTCAGGCCAGATAATCGTTTCGGCAATGTCTTTATCCCATCTCTTAATAAAAGATAGAACCTTATCCAAGATGATGATTGTTTGTACTGATATTTTTTCAGATAGAAGTAGTCGTAGCAATCGTGGATGTTGCCCATTATGTACACGAAACACATCATCAAACCGAATAGAGTTATCATTAATAACATTAGAGAGTAATACGCAATCGCTCCTAAAATTGTACGTAAAAGATTGATTATATTTCTTCCACTTGTTGTAAGTATGTTCTCCATCTGCTCTAACTAAATTGCCTATCCATGTTTTTGAATTATGGAAGAAGTTACATACAAAATAATCTAGCATTTCTTCCTTGTTATATTTAGTTGTAAGTTTATGAAAAAAGAATCTATCATTACGTTTTAAAAATGTGTTAAATGATGAATTAACTTTGGCATTGTGCCTGTAAAAATCATAATTATCGGAAGTGAAGTGTAGTTTAATAGCCAAATATAATGTATATGCTTCATAACTATTCATATAGGTAAAACTGCTGTGCTTGATCGTTCAACCAAGTTCAGTTTTTCTGCCTCTTCTTTTATCTTCTCTTTTAATGACTTGTTTATCAAAGGACCTACAGACGCTGTATCAATATCATTTTCTTCACAATATTTTAACACGGCATCCATGTAGGACATTCGTTTTTCTTTTACTATTGCCTCAATTATTTGGGCAAACTTTTTACTATTCATTAACATTAGAATTTTCTTACTATGTGTTTTCTTAATGCTCTTGTTAGTTCTTCAATCTTATCTATTATTGAAATCAGACTCGGGTCTGTTATGTATGTTTGTTCTGCTTTTAGTTTATCATACTCACGCAATGGTATTGTTACCATAGATTGCTCATTTTCATAAGTCATATCTTGGTCGTGGGTATCTCTGCCATGTGGCATACTTTCATCGCTCATAATTTATCCTCACTTTATTAATATATTATATCAGATATATCTATTTTGTCAAGCTTTAAACTTTATCACCAGGTTTCTCTAAATTGAAACTTCTATACATCATACAAGTTTCGTGTCCTGTAGGTGATGTAATAGCAGCAACTGATTGATCGCCTTTCTCGTTTAAATAGTAAGCAACAAAATAAGCAGGATCTCCTGTTTCTGAAGCACCTGCTCTACCAATAGATATACTTTCTAGTTTGAAGTTATTGTCTTCAAGGTATCTCATCACCTCTGGTGATGTACCACAAACTACTGGTACGTGCATCCATTGAAAATCGTACTTTTGCAATTCTTCAGCAAATGTACTTGTAGCGAATAATAGTGTTATTAGTAATAATAGTTTTTTCATAGTTGACCTTTTGGTCTAACTATTTATGCTATTTCTTTCAAAAAAGTCCTGGGTGTGCTTATAAAACTTCTCTTGGTGTTCTTTGATTTTGTCTTCAGTATGTATCCACTCTTGTACAAAACCGTCTTCACACGTGGCTAATATAACGGTCTGCTCTATCTTCTGGTTTGGGTATAGCTCTTCATACATTTTTGCATAGGCAGATGTCTGTAAAAAGTTAGCATAATTGTAATTAGCATCCCTTTGTTTTGTAGAGGTCTTAAAATCTATAACTGATAGTTTGCCTCTATACTCAGCAATACAATCTACTTGACCTGCAACACCTATCTCTTTTGAGTATAGGTATTCTTCTAGGCAATGTATGTTATCTATTCTAGCAAGATATGGTTTTATAATTCTAAAAAGACCTAGTGGTGTAACAGCAGTTATACCTACTGACTTTTTGTCCTCGTTGTTCAGGTGGTTCTCAATCAAGGTATGAGTTGTCTTACCTCTATTGACAGCAGACGTTGATATGTAGTTAGCCATTTTCTCACCAACTGCATTTCGCCATGCCTGTAGACCTGCTTGTTTTTCGGGTATTTGTCCTAGTATTGATGTAACGGAAGGCATATTAACACCATCAATGGTATAATATCTTACACCGTTTTGATTCTTGCCTTTCACACCTAAAGATTTAGGCAATACTTCTTCATTCAATTTAACATGTTTAAACATAATATACCTTTCCGTATAATTTATATAATCATTATATCACTATTTTTCAATATTGTCAAGCCTACATTGGTGTGATTCTTTCATCACTCCAAGGCAATTTATTAAGTAAATCTTTTAAATTATTGTTAATTTCTAAAGTTTGATAATCTTTAGGCTCTGTCTTCTTTATTGTACTCCAGAAATTAGCAAAACCACTTTTTTGTTTATCATACCAATCACTACCATAAGAAGAATATTCACTACATAATGGCAAATATATTGTAGTATTGTAACATCTTTTTGCCCAATGTAAGGCACCTAATTTTTTGTTTTGTAGAACACAGCCTGCTGTTTCTGTACCACCTATTATTATTTTTGTTCTTAAAGGATGAATTACAAATTGTGGTCTTTTTTCTTTCATTATTTGTATAAAAGTTTCAATGTCTATATCTTTATAACCATTTTCAGTTTCCTTTTCTGTGTCATATACATTCCACTTTTCAAGCCAAGCATATTTACATAACTTTTTTAATTGAGGATCATCTATTTTTGCCCATTGAGTTTGTAATTTATTTTTTGTATCAATATTAAAGGTATTGAATACCACAATACATTTATTTCTGTTTATCTGTCTTTGATTCAATATGTTCATTAAGGCAACATATCTTTTGTTTAGATAATTCTGATCTTGTAATTCTCTTTCACCTTCAAAGTCTATCAATAATATAATTGTGTTCATCTTTTTGGTAGATTTAATCCTGATAAGTTTGTTTCTAGGTAAATACTATATGCTCTATATTTTTTAATCCATTTATATATCTCAACTAATG